ATCTACAGCAATTGATTACCACCAAATCAGATCGTGTGGAATTAACGTCAGCCGCATCTGAGGCATTTATATCTGCCAGAACGTCACGCGCAGAAACGCCAGAGGCATTAGCTGGAGTACACTCAGAGAATGTTCTATTGGTAGTTGATGAGGCGTCTGGTGTGCCTGAGAAAGTTTTCGAAGCGGCGGCTGGGTCAATGTCTGGTCACAGCGCAACCACGCTATTATTGTCAAACCCGACGAGATCCTCTGGCACATTTTACGAAACGCAAACCAGATTATCAAAGAGCTGGTGGACTAGGCGCTGGTCGTGCATCGATAGCCCTCTTGTGTCTGATGAGTTTGTTGAGGAGATGCGTGAGCGATATGGCGAAGAAAGCAATGCATTTCGCATCCGCGTACTTGGCGAGTTTCCATTAGCTGACGACGATACGATAATTCCGTTTCACTTGGCACAAAGCGCAATACATAGAGATATTGAGATAACGCCAGACAAAAAGCCAATCTGGGGATTAGACGTTGCCAGATTTGGAACTGACAAAACTGCATTATGTAAGAGGTACGGCAACGTCGTCACAGATATTGAGGCGTGGCAGGGATTGGATCTCATGCAAACTGTAGGTCGAGTTATGGCGGAATATGAAAGTTTACAGCCAAGTCTACGCCCAAGCGAAATACTTGTAGATAGCATTGGTGTCGGCGGCGGTGTAGTTGATAGACTGCGTGAGCTGGGTATGCCTGTTCGTGGCATTAATGTTGGCGAAGCTCCAGCGCTGGGCAAGACTTACATGAATTTGCGTAGCGAGCTATGGTTTAAGACAAAAGGCTGGCTGGAAGATAGATCCTGCAAATTGCCAAAGGACGAACAGCTCTTAGCTGAGTTAACCAGCATTAGGTATAGCTTTACATCATCAGGCAAGTTGAAGGCTGAGGGCAAAGACACAATGCGTAAGCGTGGCCTAAAATCACCAGATCTCGCAGATGCATTATGTTTGACTATGGCCTCAGATGCGACAACAGCATTATCTGGCAATAATAATAATTGGAATAAATCTATTAAGCGCAATTTAAAGGGAATTGCATGAAAAAAAAATTTTTAAATTTGTCACCCAAGATGAAAAATTTATTGATGGCTAAGTGGATAAGGCAGTATGTGCAACGCGGTTTATCTTTGCAGGATGCACAGCACGCCGCAAGGTGGAAGGCTGGCGAGTGGAAGCTATCAGAAAGAATGCGTAACATACTGGCGTCAATAGATGAATTGTGATATGGTCGCATAATATATATAAAGGCAGTATCATGAAAACATGCAAGGGATGCCCTACCAAGTCTAACTGCAAGGCCAAAGGTATGTGCTTAAATGGCGGCTATGGTAAATAAAGGTATACTAAATTTCCTCAATCAACTTGATGAGGGCAAGCGTAACAAGCGCAATAGTTTTGCGGAACGTGTTGCAAATTTCCTGACGCCTAATGACGAATTTGAATATCGTGATGGGTTGTTGGTCAACCAAGATGGCACATCTGCAATGGATCGTATCGGCGAAAAGACAAGCTACGGCACGTTAGGCCAAGCCAATTTTGCTGGCAATGATCCACTTTCATTTAGCGGATCTGCTGGGTATCACAAAATGCCAGATGGTAGCATGATGGCGGATAGCGAGATGTCTAAAGGTTATTCAATGCCTTACGGCGTCCAACCAGATCAACCTATTCAAATGTCAAACATTCTGCCAGCAGAAGTAATTCGCATAATCCAAGGATCTAATCTTGCAAACAAGCAGGGGTTTATAGAGCTACTGGAATATAAGATGAATAACGAGCCAGAAGATTATAAGAGGGTTATGCTTAACCCAGATGGCCTATCTGAATTAATGGCGCTGTATAACGCAACAAATGAAGCAAGAACGCCTAGCAGGGAAATGTCACCTAGAATACAACAAATGCTAGATGGAATATTTGATGGGACTGCTTGATCAAAATACATACCAAGGTGGGACAAACGCTCAATGGGCTGACTATGTAGACAGCTTAAAGGTAGAGCCAATGAGCTTTACACCAATGGACGCCGCAAAATTTATAGCTGAAGCCACACCCATCATTGGTGATGCTATGGCGGCTAAGGAAATATACGACGAGCTACAAAAGCCAGAGCCTGATCTTGGATATGTTGCTGTTTTGGGCGGCGCGGCTTTAATAGGTTTAATTCCACTTATTGGTGACGCGGCTTCCCCTGCTATTAAGAAAGTAGGTAAAGGCTTACTTGATATGGCAGATCGTATTGAGGTTGATCCAAATGCCTTGGGTAGCCTTGGGGGTAATGTTAGGTTAAAGCCAAAAATAGATACAGGTAAGCCATATGAAATGTCTGGCGCAAAAATTGCAGATGAATTAGAAAAAACACCAACTGCATTTAATTTTTTAAACCCAGATAAGGCGTTGCCAGTTGGCGCAAAATATACAAAAATTAAATCACAACAGCCAACGGCATTAAGACAACACACAAGTGCAGGATTGTTATCCGCAGATGCAGTAGAGCCAGAGCTAAAAAGTTTTTCAGATTTAGTTGGTAGAAATGTAATGTCTATTGTTGGTGATCAGACTGATAGAAAAACTGTTACCCATGTTAATGATTTGAGATTACCTGAGCCTGTAAAATCTATGGCAGGATTTAGATATATGGATGTCCCAAACCAAGGATATGCAGGAGCTACAGAAGCTACCAGTAGTAAGCTAAATGAGGCAATAAAAAGAAAAGATCCATACATGATGTCAGTCATGATGGGTGAGGTTTCTGGAGATTTTGCACAACATCAGGGTGATGTTTATGGGCAAATGTGGAAACAAAAGCAATCTAGTAACAATGCAATTATTGGTGAAAGCGCCAGAAAAATAAATGACCATATAAAAAACATGGGTGTTCCAAAATTAATACCAGTTAGAGATGTAAATGGTAATATATTGAAAAAAACTGATGGGTCTAATGTTACTAAAACAATAACGACGCGCCCATTTGAAAATATGAATATTGATATTGAAGACCCAGATGCAATTTATAATGCTGTTAATTCTTTACCTACTGGTAGCCAAAGGTCACATTTTTTAAAGGGTATGGATAAGAAAAATTTATTAGATATGGGTGCGCCAGCGGTTTTTGATGCTAGACTTGCTGTGGCTGACGCTAATCAAATAGGTATGGATTGGGGAAATGTGGGATATAGAGGATTTACGCCAGATTTAGAAAAAGGTGCATTTTCTACAACTATAGATAATTCTACAACATATAACACTGGATATGATAAAATCGGCAAAGCAGAAACATTTTTAGATGGATCTCGCGGTATACCAGCAAATTTAGTTTTTCAAAAAACAGCCGCACAACTAAGAAAAAAGGGATCAGGTGGTGGACTATTAATGACATCCCCAAATTATAAAGTTTTAGAAAGTAGTCCTAAAAGAGCAGTGCAATTAATTGACAATGAAATTGCAGACACAGTAGAAACATTTTTATTAATAGAAAAATCTCAAGGCAGAGAGCAGGCATTAGATTTTGCAAATAAGATTTTATCTGGTGGTGGGCTACTATCTTACTAATAAATATGATATATAGAAATAAAACTAGGGGCTAGACAATGCCAATAACAACATACGCAGAATTGAAAACGACACTCACAGATTTTCTTAATCGTGATGACCTTACTTCTGTGTCTAGCACATTTATAACTTTGGCTGAGACTGATTTAAATCGAAAGTTACGCCACTGGAAAATGGAAACAAGATCCACTGCTGAGATTGACACAAAATACAGCGCAATCCCTGCGGATCTTTTAGAGCCTATTCGATTTCATATTACGAGTGGCAACACAAACCCACTAGAATTAATATCACAAGCTGAGTTACTTGATCGACAATACAAGCGCGGAAATGTATCAGGCAATCCACAATACTACGCAATGACTGCTGGCGAGTTACAAGTACACCCAGCGCCAGATGGCGTATACAACGCAGAATTATATTACTATCAGAAAATCCCTGCATTATCTGACAGTAATACAACTAATTGGCTTCTGGGCGAATATCCAGATGCTTATTTGTATGGAGCTTTGGTACACTCAGCCCCATATTTAAAAGAAGACGCTCGAATTACTACTTGGGCGGCTTTGTATCAAAGCGCTGTTGACGCTATAAACGCTGTCAGCGATCAAACTAAATACGGCGGCTCTGGTCGTCGTCTAAAAATAAGGGCATATTAAAATGAGTTTTTCTAATGAATTTGAAACAAGAGTATTAAACTATGTGTTTACTACATCATCAGTAACAAGGCCAACAACATGGCGTGTTGCATTATATACAGGCGCACCAAGTGATACTGGCGGCGGCACTGAAGTATCTGGTGGTGCATATGCACGTCAGGCTGTAACATTTTCTGTATCTGGTAACACAGCTACTAATGCTGGCGCTGTTGAATACCCTACAGCCACAGCAGGCTATGGAACAGTAACGCACGTTGGAGTATTTGATGCGACAACAGGCGGCAACTTAATTGCATACGCGGCATTATCTGCGTCTAAAGCTATTGCTACAGGCGACGTATTCCGCATCCCTGCTGGTGATTTAGATATTACTTTAGAGTAAATTAAATGACAGTTTACCGAGGCGGCTACGGCTACAGTCTATATGGCGAACATACATTCGGTTTTGATGGATCAGTCAAAGACGCCTCAATAACAATTTCACCAGCCGCAAGTGTTTCTGTGGCTGGGAATATAACTGCGCGTGGCACAGCAACAGTATCAGCCACATCAAGCGTAGCCACAACGCCAAACAATATTATAGGCGGAAGCGCAACATCTCAATCCACAACTGTAACAGGCGTTGGATTTAATCGTGTTCGTGGTTCAAGCATATCTGTTGCAACTGTCTCTGCTGTTGTCTCTGAAGCGGCAAGAACTAGGAATGTTTCTTCTACAATATCAACGACATCTAGCGTTAGCGCTTCATGTATAAGAAAACGTCTGGCATCTGCTACAGTATCAGCATCATCAAGCGTTAGCGCATCTTCATTAAAGATTTTACAGTCTAGCTTAACAATACAGCCTGCATTAAGCGTTTCGGCGGTTGGTGAGAAAGAAAGCGTAGTAAGCGTATTTATGAGCGCTCAATCAGGATTTACAGCTAGTGCTAATAGAGTGCAAAACGCATTATCTAGCTCTGATTGCGTACTAAGTATATCTACACAGCCAAATGTAGAATTTAACAAAAGCGTCACTATACCAACAATAGTTTCAACAGGTGTTAACTCTAATCGTGTTCGCGCGTCTGCTACATCAGTATCAACTGTCTCAACCACTGCGTCGGCGGCAAAACGTGTTCGAGTAGCATCTTCAATAACAGCAACTATTTCTTCTGTAATTTCAAGCGCTGAATTAATACAGCAAACATCCGCAACATTACCAGCAAATCTTACAGTTGCGCCTTCTGCTGAAAAAATATTACTAGGTTCTTCAACAACTTCCGCCAGCTCAACGGCAACTGCATCTGGATTAAAAATACATCAATCTGGCTCTGCTATATCTACAGCTTTAAGCGGTTCAATAAGTTTTATTAGATTTCAAAGCACTGCGGCGAACATCCCATTGCTGTTGTCTACATCAGTAAATGGTGCATTTACATCAGGTACTAGCGTATCTGTAAATTGCGTTTTAAGTTTATTTGCATCTGGTCAGGCTCGAATATCGTCATCCACAACACTTAGTATTACATCTGCATTTACAGCCAGTGCAATTGAGAAATGGGAAGACTTGCCAGACGCAACAGAAACATGGCAGACAGTACCAAAAGTAACAGAAATATGGACAGCCGCATGATGTTGCAATTAAAGCATTTTTGTGGCAGTATGCAATCAGCGCCTAACTTGCGTCTTTCACATACATCGCTGAATGATATTAGGTCGCAAGGCCAACTATAGGAGTTTAACATGGCAGATACTACAACAACCACATACAGTCTGGTAAAACCAGAGGTTGGAGCATCCGAGGATACTTGGGGTACAAAAATAAATACCAACTTAGATAACGTCGATAATCTGTTAGATGGTACGACGCCTATCACTGGTATTGATATTAACTCTGGATCGATTGATGGGACGCCAATTGGCGCAAACTCTGCGTCAACTATTGCAGGGACAACTATTGCAGGGACAACAATAAGCGCAACTGGAAATATTACAGTTGGCGGTACTGTTGATGGTCGTGATGTTGCGGCGGATGGCACTAAGTTAGATGGAATAGCAACAAGCGCTAACAATTATTCACACCCAACATATGCAGGCGATGATGCGTCTATTGATACAGGCGCATTGACAGGTGCTGTAATCATATCTGATTTAGATTTAAACATTACGACAGATACACTGGGTCACGTTACTGACGCAAACGCTACAGTAGCTACCAGAACACTGACTTTAGCTAATTTAGGCTACACTGGTGCAACTAACGCTAATAACTCAACATCTAATGCTACCCACACTGGAGAGGTTACAGGCTCTGGCGCTTTAACTATAGCTAATGATGTTGTAGATGCGGGTAATCTTAAAGTATCGGGAAATGGTACAACTTCTCAATTTTTACGCTCAGATGGAGATGGTACATTCACTTGGGCTACTCCAACGGATACTAACACAACTTACTCAGTTGGTGATGGCGGTTTAACCCAGATTAATTTTACGTCAGCAGACCATACAAAGCTAAACGGCATAGCAACTTCAGCGAACAACTACTCACACCCAACAGGTGCAGGAAATAAACACATCCCATCAGGTGGGGCATCTGGTCAATTTTTAAAATATTCTTCTTCTGGTACGGCAGTCTGGTCAGACCCATCGGGCGGTGCATCTATTATATTTAGCGATAATTCATGGACTAACACAACTGCAACTACAGTATCTGGTGGAACAAATGGGATATGGTTATATTCTAAGGCTGGCACTGGCGGGAATGGAAACAATACCAGTGGCTATGGCACTTTAACAATAAATGGTGCTGGTTCACATGGTGTTAATCACGTTATACGGAGTAGTAATAACCAATATTCTGCACAAATGGGTGGTGGTTATCAAACTACTGGTTCTCCAACATCAATAAGCCATGTAGGCGGTTGGTGGGTTGGTCAAATAGCCGCTGGTGGAAACGCAGTTTACTCTGGAAATGGTGGCGTAACATCGAGGTATCATACATTATGACATTAAAAATTATAGAAGTATTAAGCGCAAGATATTTAATGGAAGACCATAGCCAAATTGGTTTTATGACAAATTGTGAAGGTTTTACAGACGTTGAAGCATTATTTAGTGATAAAACAGACGAGGTTAACCAAGCTAACAACAATCTATGCCAAGCGTGGTTAGATGCTGGTAATACTCCAACAACTTACGTTGAGCCAGAATATATTGGAACAGTATTAACACAAGCAGAAGAAAGGCGAAACGATAGGCGAGAAGAATTTTCTTATACACTAGATAAAATGAACTCTTTTTGGCATGACAGTTTGTCATCTGCTGAATTGAGCGAATTAACAGCTTGGAGAACATCTTGGTTGGATTACCCGACAGCACCTAGCGCATCTAGGCCAATTAGGTTATCAATGTTTGATAAGGATTTAAATTTAATTTGAGGTAAATTAATGTTTATAAATAAAATTTATCAGTGGGTTTTAAGAAAAGACCCACTGATAACTTTTGATACACGTTTAGAATTATACGATAGCTTACCACATCCTGTTTTTGCAAATAAAGCAATGCCAGAATGGTTTAAAAAAATAAAACCTACAGTCGAAAAACAAGAACTTGTAGAGGCAGGCACAGTAAAAAGGTGCATTCCAGTTTTAGATGCAGTTACTCAGGGTTTTATTATACCTTTATGGGCTGATTTGCAGATAAAAGTGTATAAAGCGTATGATTTTAAAAATGCAAAAGGCGAAATTGTTTATACTAGCGGTTCATTGCACCCAGAAGATTTACTTGGAACAATGCCAGAAGATATAAACCACACGTTAGTTTCTTACAAAGAAAAAAAAGATTTAGGTATTTGCTTTACTATGTCTGAGTTTGACTTGAATGGCGAGGAAGGTATTTTCATGGATGGTCACGCATGGAATCAAGTAGGTGATTTATGTGATTTAAAGAAGTTTAAATTTGGACAAGTTTTGCAAAAATTAATAAACCCTTGGATTATAAAAACTTCTAAGGGATATTCCATACAAATAAAAAATCCTTCTAATAATTGGTCTAATGAAATTGCATTAATAGAGGCTGTGGTAGACAGTGACACTTACTATAATAACATAAATTTTCCTTTTGTATGGACAGGAAAAGAAATTGGGGAATTTGTAATACCTAGAGGCACGCCAATTATACACATAATACCTTTCAAAAGAAAAAAATATAAAATGAAAGTACAATTGCAAAATCATAACGAATTAATTAAAACAAACAATATATTAAAAACTAAATTTTATGATAAGTATAAATCATTATTTTGGCATAAGAGAAGCAAATAGGAGAAAATGCAATGGAAGACCAAAAAGAAAACACAATAACAATTGATAGCATTAAATATAATGTTAATGAGTTTACTGATATTCAAAAATCACTAACTGCACATATTCGAGATTTATCAAATAAAATCCAAATTGCTACATTTGAAATACAACAAAAAGAATTTGCACGAAAAGCAGTTATACGAGAATTACTCGAAGAAATTCACGCTCCAATTATTTCTAAATTTAAAGAAGATGAAGAAACTTAATGTAATGTAACATATATTGTTAACATGGGTAAAAATGTGTTATAGTCGCAACAACTTAGGCTAAGAGGTTTATATGCCACTAATACCATTAGACATCCCTGCTGGCATTTACCGCAATGGCACTGAATTACAATCATCTGGGCGCTGGCGTGACGCCAACTTAATTCGTTGGGTTGATGGCACAATGCGCCCGATGGGTGGCTGGCGTACTAGATCAGATACTGCGGCTAATGCTAAAATTCGTGGTTTGATTACTTGGATTGCAAATGACCAAGATCGTTACATTGCTGGCGGCACATATAACAAACTTTATACTTGGACATCTCAGGGTGTTCGCCACGACATAACGCCAGTTGGATTGACTGCTGGACGTGAGGACGCCGAGGCATTTACAGGATATGGGGGTAGTTATTTTGGTCAATATGCCTACGGCGTAGCTCGCCCAGATACAGCGCGAATACAGCCTGCAACAACTTGGTCATTAGATACTTGGGGTGAATACCTTGTTGCGTGCAATGAAGATGATGGAAAAATTTACGAGTGGCAAATAAATAACTCTACACCAGCCGCAGTGTTAGCAAATGCACCGACAAGCAATGAAAGCATCGTTGTGACTGAGGAGCGATTTTTGTTCGCATTAGGCGCTGGCGGAAATCAACGTAAGGTGCAATGGTGTGACAGGGAAGATAGCTCCACATGGACGCCAGCCGCAACAAATGAAGCTGGTGATTTAGAGCTAAACACAAGCGGCAGAATTATGGCTGGCATACGAGTGCAAGGCCAAACTTTAATATTAACAAGCATGGACGCCCATGTAGCCAATTACATTGGAGCGCCATATGTTTATGGCATCGAGCGTGTTGGAGCTAGTTGCGGATTAATTGCAAACAAAGCCATAGCATCAGTTGATAAAGGTGCGTTCTGGATGGGTAATCATTCATTCTATGCCTACGCAGGCGGATCAGTGCAACAAATAGAAAGCGAAATATCAGACTATGTATTTTCAGATATAAATCGCGCACAAATATCAAAAACTTTTGCAGTGACAAACAGCACATACGGCGAGATATTCTGGTTCTATCCATCTGGATCATCTGTAGAAAATGACAGATATTGCGTTTTTAATTACGTTGAGAATACTTGGTATATTGGCGAACTAGGCAGAACTGCTGGTTATGATATGGGTACATATCGCCAGCCAATATGGGCAAGCGCAGAAAACAACAAGTTATACGAGCATGAAATTGGCTTTGATTATGGCTCACTTACACCATTTGCTGAAAGCGGATCAATTGCGCTAGGCACTGGCGAGAGCGTAATGTCTGTCACTGAAATGATCCCAGATGAAAAGACGCAGGGTGACGTGACAGTCACATTCAAGACAAGGTTCTATCCAAATGGAACTGAACGCTCCTATGGCGCATTTTCAATGTCTAATCCAACATCTCTGCGATTTACGGGCAGGCAAGTTAAATTAAGAATAGACGCAAATTCATTAGGTGATTGGCGTGTTGGTATAAATAGACTTAATGTTACGGCTGGTGGGGCGAGATGAGCGAACAGCCACAGAAAGCCCCAGACGTTATTGGTAACGATTGGCGGACGTGGGGTCGAAGGCTTGTTCAGCACTTATCACAAACTCGATCCGCATTGGTTCAACAGAACGGCGAAGAAAACGCATCTGATGACGCAACTCTTATGTGGGACAGGGTAAATCTATACCCAATTATAAGTAGATCGGGTGCTTTTCGTGAAATTATATTAAAGAATGCAATCCCTGCATCTAGTGTGGGTGTAGCTGGCGATAAAGCTGGATTAATATCTTGGGATGCATCATATATTTATGTATGCACTGCGGCTCACGATGGGTCAGCTCACATTTGGAAGCGTGTAACATTGACAGGTGGTTCATGGTAATTGATGAATTAATCGAAAATTGCAGGGAATGGATCGAAGCCGCATTAGAGTATTCTGGCGGCACTCACGATTTTATTCATGTAGTTGAAGGCATTAAGGCAGGCACAATGCAACTTTGGCCTTCTCAGAGGGGGTGCATCGTGTCAGAAATTGTGTTATATCCTAATTTGAAACATTTAAATATATTTCTTGGTGGCGGCGAGTTGGATCAAATAATGGATATGCACACTGACGTAATTAATTGGGCAAAAGCTCAAGGGTGTTCAGCCCTGACGATGACGGGTCGAGCTGGATGGAAAAAACCACTATCGGATCATGGCTGGGATCAGCTTCATTCGTCGTATATTAAGGAGCTAACATAATGTCAGGCGGAAAAGGTGGTTCAACCACATCAGAAGTAACAGTACCAGAGTACATCGAAAATGCGGCAAAAGCTAATTTAGCAAAAGCAGATTTAATATCCCAAGTTGGTTATACACCATACTACGGCGCGGATGTTGCGGCTTTTAATCCAATGCAACAGGCGTCTTTTCAGAATACGGCTGATACTGCAAATGCATTTGGCATGGCTACACCGACAAGCGGTACTGATATTATGGGCAACATGGGTGCGCCACAAACTTATGCAAATGGTGTGACAGGTTATTCATCAGCTCCGATGTTCCAAGATGCAGTGGATACATTAGGTTATTTTAGACCAAACCAAAAAGCGGCAATTGATAGTTTTTTTGTAAACCCTAATGCTGGATTTTCATACAATGATCCATATAATGCTGGAATTGGAAGTGGCGTTAGTTTAGAAATGCAAGGTCAAAACCCTAGCTTCAGAGCTAATACCACAGACTATGGAGCTAACAGCTCATATTACCCAGCTCCAATGAGTGGCGATCTTGGAGGCATTAACATTACTGGTAGCTTACAGCCACAATATAAAGAAGGGTATGATCCAAATTTAGCGCCGCCAATATTCCCTATGCCAAGCGCACCAATAAATGGAGATCTTGGGAATATGTTGCAACCAGATTTAACGGAAGCTGAATTATTTGCTCAGAACAACAGAAAAGAAAGAGATCAACAACGTCAAATTGATGAGCAAAGGGCAAGAATGATTGCATATAGCTCTAATTTAAGCCCAGATGAAATCAACTCTTTATCAAGCACAATAGCGCCAAATTATAATTACCAACGTGATACTATTGGTAATAACATGACTGCTGAACAAATGAATAACATGACTGCTGAACAGCGAATGGCTCAAGAAGATTTAGCTATGAATTTAAGAGGCACAGCTAATATGGGCATGATGGATGGCCTTAAAAATATTTCCAATATTGTACCTACAAGTTTTGCAAATCCTTCAAATGGTTATTTTTTACAAGGGACATATGAAGACGCAAGCGGAAATAGAGTAGCTCGCCCAGACAATGTTGGTGGTTCATATGGTGGATCGTTGATGAGTGGTCAAATGTCCAATTTGACAAGAATACCATCTGTTTTTGCAAACGCTGGGGCGGCATTAATATCTGGTATAAGCCCAGAAACTGGGGTTGATATGCAGACAGCAGACATGGCGAAACGTCTCAAGGAGGCGCAAAAACGAAAAAATGATAGAGATCAGCAGAAACAGGTAGACGCAAATAGGGCGCAGTTTACTAAGGCGGCTGGTACATCGGCGGCAATGACAGGCTGGGATGAATAAGATGGCAAATTTTAAAAGAAAAGAGGCTTAATATGGCTGGTGGTGGACAGATCAGACCGCAGGGCGGTTTTAACGTAAATCAAGCGGCGGCTGGCGGATTACAGCAGGCCATGCAAGGCACACAGCAGGCAATGAATTTTGCGCCAACAGCTATAAGGCCAACTTCATACAATGCGGCAAACGCATCAGCCACTGGATACAATCCAAGCGCAATGACTAGCGCAAATTATGGGGCGTCCACCATTGGGCAATCTCCGACAGTCACAGCTCAGAACGTGCAAGCTGGTCAATTGGCAAATACTAATTTAGGCGCATACACAAATCCATTTGAAAACCAAGTTGTAGATCAGTCACTGCAAGACATTGAGCGATCAAGATTAATGGCACAAAACCAATTAGGCGCTCAGGCAACATCTGCGAATGCATTCGGCGGATCTCGTCAGGGTATTGCCGAAGCTGAAACAAATCGTGCGTTTGCTGAACAAGCGGCAAGAACTGCATCTGGCCTCAGACAAGCTGGATACACCCAAGCACAGCAGATGGCTATGCAGGATATAGGAACAGCCCAGCAAGCGGCATTAGCCAACCAGCAGGCAAATTTAGCGGCTGGCACAACTACTGCTGGATTTGGTCAGCAGTCAAATATTGCAAATCAAAACGCATTAAATCAAGCTGGACAGTTTGGTGCAACAGCCGCAAATCAAGCGGCGGCGGCAAACATGGGGGCGCAAAACCAAGCGGCTCAATTTGGCTCAGGCGCATCTAACCAGATGGCTTTATCAAACATGGCGGCACAAAATCAGGCAAATCAGTACGGCGCAACTAATGCAATGTCTGCTCAAGTGGCAAACCAGAATGCATTATCTGGAGCTAATCAGGCGAGATTGCAAGCGGCAAATCAAATGGGTGCATTGGGTCAGCAGGCATTTAACACTGGTCAAGCAATCCAAAATCAGCAATCACAGCAAGGTATTCTACAGCAGGGAATGCAACAGGCACTTATTGATGCGGCTAAGGCTCAATATGCAGGGTACACTGGCTCACCAATGCAGGCACTATCTGCGCCACTGGCGGCACTAGGCTCAACACCTAATCAATCGACAACAACAAACAGTATGAATCCTGGCCTTTTCAACTACTTACAGCTCGGAGCTAATGTAATCGGGGGTATGAAATAATGATCGGATTTCCAAGCAGAAACCCATTAGAAGAAACAAATTTGCAAAGAAACTACCCATTGCAACAGCAACAGCAACAGCAACAGGTAATTCAAAAGCAAGTTAATCCTTTGGCAACTGGCGGTGGTCAAGCCCAGATGCAGGGTCAGCCACAGCCAAGAACTGGCATGGCTGGATTATTTGATAAACTTACCACAAGATCTGGCACAACAGGATTATCTGGGCTAGAGAATTTTGCGGCAAGTTTAGACCCACTTATATTGCCAGAGCTAAGAGCTGGCGAGGCTATTAGAGATCGTGGCGCTCAAAGAGTAAAAGCTGGTGATGTTAACAAGACAATTGAATACTTAGAAGCTAACGGCATGTCTGACATGGCGGCGATAATCAGGGCTAACCCAAGCGCGGCTGGCAACGTATTATCTGCAATTGCGGCAAATAGATTAAATCCTAAAGATAATAGAACAACTAAAATGAAAGATTACAAAGCGGCTAAGGATGGCGGCTATGCTGGATCTTTTACTGATTTCTTAAAATTACAGCAGTCTAACACCACGATTAATAATAAAATGGAAGATGCGTGGAAAAAAGGTTTAGGCGAATATGGCATTAGTATGCTTGAAAAGATTACTGAAGACGCAAACAATGCTCAAAACATATTGATGAGATCTAGGCAGTTGCAAAATCTTATGGCAGACCCAAAATTTAGATCTGGGGCGTTACAAGAGGGATTGGTTGAGGCTAGGAAAATTGTCGAAGCTCTAGGCGGAGATCCAGCAAATGTTTCAAGTATGGAAAACTTTAGGTCTATTACATCACAGCTTGTTTTGGATAGTATGGGCGGCTCGTTAGGCGCTGGCTTTTCAGAGGGTGATCGTAAATTTGTGGTGGATATTCAGCCAAGTCTTGATAAAAGTATGGAATCAAACCAAGCGTTAGTGTCAATGCAACAAAAAATTGCTAACAGAAAACTTTTAATACAACAGATGGCAAACCAATATATTGAAAAAAATGGAATATTGGATACAGGATTTAATATATTATTAGCTAAATTTACTGAAGCTAACCCTGTTTTTGAAGTAAAAAACCCAGAAGATTATTTTGTAGTAAAAGATTAATTAAAGGCGGCTGATATGAACTTAGCAGAAAAAACCACAGAAGAAATACAGCTTGCTTTAGAAAGTGCTACAGTAGACGATGATATTATTAATATGGTCAGATTTAAGACTGAGTTAGACAAGCGATCTAAAGCGCAAGCTAATCCTGTAGGTGATACAAACATAATTGAGCAAGGAACGTCTGGTATAAATCAAGCCATAGCAAGCGGATTTGGGTTTCCTGTAGATATGGCGGCGGCTGGTTTAAGCAAATTAGGTGTTGATGTAGGTGATGCACCATTTGGCGGTTCTGCAAGTATAGAAAAGGGAATGGACTATTTAACTGGTGGTAATGCCATATCAGACGTTGCTCCTCAAACTACAGCACAGAAATATGTAAGATCTGGCGGCGAAATTATTGGTTCAATACCACCTCTAGTTGCGTCAGCACCTCTAGTTGCTGGGCAGAAGATTGGTCAAGTTGCACAGCAATCTCCAAATATACTAAATACGGCTAAGGAAATTGTAAAAGACACAGCCAGTTATATAAAAGATAAGCCAGCACAATTTATTGGTACTGAAGCCGCAATTGGCCTTCCTGCAAGTGTTGCTGGAACTACAGCAGAACAAATATTTCCTAATAGCCCAACAGCAAAAATGCTGGCAGAAATTGTGGGTGCTACAGTTGGCGTTGGCGGTAATGCGTTCACAACCAAACTTTTAACTAAAAATCCAGACGCGCCAACAAATTCTCTTCAGTTAAGTCAGGCGGCAAGTCTTATATATGAAAAGCAAAAACAAAAAGGCGTTGTAATTGTTGGAGATCAAACCCAAAAGATGTTTGATGCAGTTGATCAAATGATGCGTCGTGAAGGCTTGCTAGACCCAGATCTTGGGTTAGACACTAAAATTGGTGCAGGGTCTAGTAACTTATACAATATGTTTAAACGCAAAGCTGGTAAGGCAATGGATGGCGCGTCAATGCTTACTTTTCGTAAAAACCTAAAGGCCAGATATTTAGATGCACTTAAACGTGCAGATGGCGGAACTGATGCTGGAGCAATAAGTAAAATATTAAATATTTTCGAGGAAGTTTCGGGGAATGTTAATAACGATATAAAAATAGCCAATGCCATGTACCATAGAGCTAGTAAGGCTGATACTCTTGATACAATAGTTGAGCTTGCCCAGAATAGATCTGACTCAAATCTTAACTTTGATAAAGCGCTTAGAAACCAATTTAGAACATTTACTAATCGCCTTATACAAGGAAAAGAGTTTGGCTGGTCGCCTGACGAAATTGAGCAAATGAAAAGCATTGTCCAAGGCGGAACAACAGAAAATATATTAAACTTTATAGGTAAATTTGCCCCAACAAACCCCACTAGCCTCATAGCAACTGGCGGCGGCTCTGCGTATGTCTTAGAAAAGGCAGGAATGGCAGATCCAGCTATAATTGGAGGCACTGTGCTAGGTACATCAGCCGCAACTAGCGGAGCGAAATATGCCGCAGGAAAAATGCAACAGCAGAATGTTGATGCATTAGTCAAAAGTGTGCTTGGCGGCAGGAAGTTAAGCGGCGTTGGGCAGGAAAGAGCTGAAGCCGCATTAAGAGCTTATTTGATTAATAAGGGATTAATGACAGCCGAAGAAACAGTTAATCAGTAGGAAAAAACATGGAACTAAAACCAAAATCTATAATTGAAATCGAGGGTATAGTTTCGGATGCCATTGAGGATGCTGTTTCTTTTGTCGAGGGCGAGATTGCTGAAGATAGAATTAAAGCACAAGAATACTACGATGGCGAGGTTCACTTAGGTCACGAGGATGGGCGCAGTAGCGTTGTGGCAACTAAAGTGCGTGACACAGTACGCGCTGTTAAGCCAAGTTTAATGCGTATTTTCCTAAGCACTGCAAAGCCAGTGGAATATATACCACGAGGCGCAGAAGATGTGGCTATGGCAGATCAAGCCACAGAATTTATGCACCACGAATTTACCAGATTAAATGGTTACCGCGTAATTAATGATGCGTTCCAAGATGCACTTGTTAAGAAGCAAGGTATCGTAAAGGCATACTGGATGACATATCCAGAAGCAGAAATATTCACATATACAGATTTATCTGACGATGAATACACATACCTGATCGAAGACGATGACGTGACAGTGTTGGAACACAGCATGGAAATGGTCATTGAAATGGACGCTATGGGCATGGAAATGGAGATGCCTATTCACAGCGCAAAGATTAGCCTGCAAAAAGAAAAAGGTGAATTGTGTATAGAAAGCGTACCGCCAGAAGAATTTTTCATAAGCAGAGATGCAAGGACAATGAAAGATGCGTATCTGGTAGCTCACAGAACTGAGATGAGAGCTGGCGACGTTGTTGCAATGGGATTTGACCCTGATGAGATATTTGGATTAGACAG